TGAGCCTGGGCGGCCTCGACGTCGTAGATGCCCGCGTCGAGCCCCTTGACCGCCGCGTCCATCGCCTGCGCGATCGCGGGAGTCGCGGGATCGGCCCACGCGACCTGCATGCGGTTGTAGTTCTGGTCGAGGTTCGCTAGCGGTACGCCGTCACGCAGCGCCAGCGCCATCCGCATCGCCCGGGTGTGGGCGCCACCGAACGGGCGCCACTTCTCCTTGGCCCGCAGGATCAGGGTCGTCTCCGCTGCACGCCGCGCCTCGGCCGACGCCGGGTTGGTCGTGTTCAGCCCGAGGTCGTCCGGCGGCAGGCCACCGATCGCGGCGAGCGAGGCGGTCAGCAGGTTGATGCCAGCCACGAACCCGTCGAGCGTCGCCTCGGGGAACTGCCCGAACGCGGCGCCCTGGCCAGCGACCAGGAACTTGCTCTTCGGCGCGTCCTCCCAGAAGGCGCGCATCTCGGCCTGGAACCGGTCGCGGTCAGCACCCGCGGGGACGGCCATGCCGGTGACGTAGCGGCGGGGCGTCACGTAGAACTCGCTCGTCGTCATCATGTCCGACGCCAGCTTGTTGATGCCGTCGACGATCGGCGCGACCGACGCGAGCTCGGACCGGCCGGTCCGGTTGAGCAGCCGGCCGCGGTTGACCATCGGCACAATCGGCACGGCGCGCAGCGGGTTCGGGATCACCGCATCGACCTCGTACCGCGGAGTGAACGGGCCGTCCTGCACGAGCGGCACGTGCGCGGCGAACCGCACCACCTCGTCAGCGGTGTAGAGCTGCGCGTACTGCGTGGTTCCGTCGACCCACCGCTTGAGCGCCGACCGCACCGTCCGGTTCCCCGGCTCGTACGCGACCGTCACCTGATGCGCCGACTCGAACGTGATGAGCGGCGTCGACAGGTCGTCCGGGTTGTCGCCGATCGACAGGAACGCGAGCCCGTGCACGAGCGCGTCGGCGTGTCCGAGCGGGCTCTCCTCGTCCAGACCGTTCGCGGTGAAGATGCGCCACAGCTCGTCGTCGGACTCGCCGCCCATGCCGAGCCGGAAGCCCTCGACGTTGAGCCGGCGGTTGACGCTGTCGACGATCGTCTCGGCCCAGTTGATGACCATGCGGCCGACGCGGTTGCCGAGCTGCGCGCGGACCTCGGGGGCGAGGTAGTTCATCGGCTGGTCGCCGGTGTAGTACCGGTCCACCCGGTCGTACTCGAGGTTCGCGAGGTCGAGCTGCGCGGTCAGCATCCGCACCGCAGCGAGCCGCGGGTCGACGGTGGACGTCGTCGCCTGCCGCACCACCTGGCCGTTCGGAAGGTTGTCGACCATGCGTGCGGTGCGGGCGGGCGTCGTCACAGAGCCATCACCCATCCGCTCGTCGTCGTGGTTGTGGACAGGCCGTGCATGGCGAGGGCCGCGGCGGCGATCGGGCTGATGTCCGCGACGCCCTTGCGGTCGAGCACTCGGGTGTCACCGGACGGGCGCCACCGGGACGCACGCACTGCGGTCGTCATCGCCGGCTCACCGCCGTGCCGCAGACCGCCGGACAGCAGCGCGTCGGCCAGCGCGTTGTGCGCCTGCGCCTGCTCGGCCTGCGACGGCTCAACCGCGTCCGCCACGAGCCCGCGTGAGGCGGTGTCGACCAGCACCCGGCCACCCCAGCGGGCGACGAGCTCAGCGGCCCTGCCAGGCACCCAGCCGGCCTGCGGCTTGTAGTCCGCCAGCATCACCTGCGGCAGCCCGTCAGCGCGGCGCCAGGAGACCGCGATGGCCGACCACGAGCGGTCCGGGGCGGTGGCCACGGCGAACACCGGGTCCGTGCCGCGGGGTGCGTCCTTGTCTGCGAGAGTGGCCCACAGATCGGGGTCGAGGGCGCTTCCACCGTGCTGGTTGACCCAGATGCCCATGACCTCGCGCATGAAGTCGTCGTCGTCAAGCATGCGCCGCAGTCGCTGGATGGCTCGCTCAGGAGTGCGGTGCGGGTACGACGGATTGGCGACGGCCCACGCAGCCCGGTCGTCGGGGTCAGCGTCAGGGTCAGCCGAGAACTCGATGTACAGGACACCGTCGCCATCGCCCGACATGGCCTCTTCGCGCAAGCGGGTGAACGCCTCGCTCGGGTCAGACGGCTTCGGCGGCGTACCCATGAAGATGATCTGCGGGTTGCGCGCCTGGTTCTGCGTAGGCGCCAAGTCCGACAGCGCAGCGTCGGTGAGAATCTGCGCCTCATCCAGCACCAACCGACGGACCTTGCGGAAGCCTCGGATCGACCCTCGCTCTCGGGCGGCGAACACAATGCGTGAGCCGTTGCGGAACGGGATGACTTCGTTGCCGGCCGCGGTCGTGATGGCTTCGCGGTCGATGTGCGGCGCCATCGCCTCGGACTCAGCCAGTGCGCGGAGCTCGTCGAACGACTCCCGCGCCACCTTGAAGCGGTGAGCAGTCCAGACCGTCAGTGTCCCGGGGTTGGCGATGCAGTCCGCGAAGACGATCGCGCCGACAAGGAACGTCTTGCCGACCTGACGGGCGATGCTGAGGACCACGAGGTCGGCGGCGTAGAGACCATGAAGGTTCTTCGCCAGGATCGCCGCGCAGGAGTCGAGCTGCCACGGGTCAAAGAAGATGCCTAGCTCTTCGCAGGTCTTGATGATGGCCGGCGCACCGCTTGAGACGATGCCCTCAGGCAAGACGACATGCCGAGCCTCAGGCAGCAGGCCAGGCGGTGTCCGGAGTCGAAGCCGCGTCTCCGACGGCGTTGGACTTGCCAGCAGCGTCAATGACTTCGATCTCCTTCCTGATCTCCATGAGCCGCTTCGTCAGCGAAGCCAGGTCGCGGGGCGGCACACCCTCGTCCAACTGCTTCGCGACTAGGTCCCTCATGGAGACCAGAAGGTCCCGTGAAGAGCCTGTGCGGGCCGCTGAGGCCACCCCGCCGAGCGTTGGGGCCACCGGGTACCCCCTAGTGGAAACAGGCCGTGTGTGGAAGAACGGACTGGCGGGTCGTCTAATGAATGCCCGTTAGGTGTCCGTCCCCAGGGGGTCGAGCGGCGGTGAGGTGGTGGAACCTCGCGTCGTCGTGCGCCCATGTGGTGCGAATTGCGGGCAGTCCTCGTCGAGCGCGGTAGTCCGCCCATTCGTGTAGCAAGCGGTCTGTCTTCTGCCCGTTGCAGGGCTGGCACGCAGGCAGCAGGTTTGCTGCAACGTTGGGTCCACCTCGATTGAGGGGCACAACGTGGTCAGGGTCTAGTTGCTGCGGCTTGGCACCGCAGTAAGCGCAGCGGTAGTCAAAGCGGCGAGCGATGCGCATGAAGTCTGACCAGCGCCAATGCCCGTACGTGCCGGCCTCGCGAACCTTGCGTCGCATGCCACTGGCACGGTTCTTGCACCGTGCCGAGCAGTAGGTCCACTCGCGCCGGTTCGGGGCGGTGAAGACCCCGCCGCAGGAGTCGCACTCGACGGTGCTGAGCGGTACGGCTTGGGCTGGCTCAGGCGTACAGCAGCGACGCGGATCGCTGCGGGTCGTCTGGCAGATCGAGCAGGTTCGCCACGTGACGTCACACGTGATCGCGCACCCTCGCAAGATGCCACCGCAGTAGCGGCCACAGGTTCGCTGCTCGTGGTAGGTCGGTCGGTACTGCACGTCGCAGACCTCGCATACGCGGGCCTTGCGTACGGTGTTGGCCATGCCGGTCACCTCTGGTCAGGTGGGCGGTAGGCCCTCAGGTGTTAGCGCACCTGGGGGCCACTGGTTGTCGGTCTAGCTGCTGGCCTCGTGCCGCTGCTCAAGCAGAGTGTCGATGAGCTCGGTCGCTGCGTCTGCGCTCTCGAGGTCGCCGCGCACCATCGCGTCGCGGTGTTCCTGCGCGCACGCCCGGATGCGGCTGTCGATGACGGCCACGGTGTTGACGGACGGGAAGTGCAGACGGTGCGCCATCGCTACCACCTCAGCGTTGCGTCAGGTCAGCAGGTCGTTCTTGGCGATCGCGTCCTTGACGGCGTCACGGTGCTCCGCGAGCGCGGGGCCGGTGAGCGACTTGCCACGAGAGGCGCGCTGCTCGCGTCGGCGCATGCGAACGATGCACTTAAAGTGGCGTCCCTGCTTGCTCTTGCTCGGGACCAACTGCTTGCAGTCTGGGCACTCGGTGCCGACGGCGGGCAGAACGATGGGCTCGCGGCTCGGCGCCATGTCGGCGAGCGTACGCACAGGCGTCACCGCTGCCACCAGCCAACGGCGAACCGCCTAAGCGGTTCCCATCTGCCAGGGCGCCGTTGGGCACGCGCAGGTGCACGGCCACTGGGCCGCACCACGCAAGCGCCGCACGTCAGACACACCCCCTGCGCTCGCTCTGCTTGGAGGCGTCCGTAAAGCGCGGCAGCCTCAGAGCCAGTGAGGCGATCAGCTGTCACCGCTTTGCCTCACGCTTCGTGATGTGACTTGCGCCGATCGTGGCTGCAACGACCGCAGGGATCATCACGAGCGGGCTGAGTCCACGATCGGTGATGAGCCAGTAAGCGACACCTGTGCACGCAACGCCGATCAGCAGCAGCACCAAGCTCGCCATGTCCAACCGTCGCAAGGAACTCACCACCTCAACGTTGTGGCGTTCTGCCGTGCGCGTCCGCGTCGTGCTCCGTCGCTGCGGTTGCAGCGTGCGTGGGCTAGGCCGCGGTAGCCCTGCCTGTCGGGTGTGTGGTCGAGGTGCAGGCCGGGGCCGGCTGGTCCGAGTGGCCGGCCGCAGATGCAGCACGGGTCGGTGGGCTGGTGTGCGGCGAGGTAGCGGGCTCGGGCTCGGGCGTGGTCGGTGCCGTAGCCGCGGCCTGTGGTGTTGGGGCGTGACTTCTGCCAAGGCATGTGCCACGCTCCCTAGCGCCGTCGTGAGGCGGTATGGGCCGGTGGGACATACCTTCCCCGCCGGGCACGAACCCTCAGGGCCTCGGCCTTGGGGGTTCCTCTGCGTTCGGCCCCGTTCTGCGTCACACTGCCCGTCATGCGTCTTGTGCTGGCCTGTGCCGCTGCTGTCGTGCTGCTGTCGGGGTGTGGCGGTGACGAGCCTGCCGCTGCTCCTGCGCCTGCCCCGTCGCCTGTCGTCGCTGTGCCGGCTGTGGGGCCGCCTGCGTTCGTCGAGTTCCTGCGCGACACGAACTACGGCAGCAAGGACTTGACGTCTGCGCCTGACGGCCCGCTGCTGCAGCTCGGCACGACGGTGTGCGACGGGCTCGGCGTCATGCCGTACGGCTCGGTGGTGCGTGGCCTGACCGAGTCGGACGGTGCGTTCACGACGGTGGAGGCCAACCGCATCGCGCTTGAGGCGGTCAAGAACCTGTGCCCCGAGAAGCAGACGCTGGTCCCCTAGCCGAACGCGGACATGCGGGGTCGGCAAGACTGTGACACGCCGTCACGACCAACGTCAAGACGGCGCGCTCGGTGCGTCAGCGGAACAGGGTCCGCTGTTGCAACGCGACGATTGCCTCGGTGAGGGCGGTCACTATCGCGTTCGTCTCGGCGTGCCAGGCGGTGTGTTGGAGCGGATCACCCACTCCTTGCCCGCATAGATCGCAGGTGAGCACGGTGCCTACGTCGGCGTCTGCCAGACCAGGCGGCCGTAGCCACTCGTACTCCGGTTCGCTCACGCCGCGGCAAGTTCCGCCGCCGCGAAAACAACCAGCAGCACCCTCATGCGTCCACCGGCGGATACCAGCCTTGCGCGGTCCACACCCGGGTCGTGTAGGGGAAGGTCTGGTCGTGCCACTCGTCGCCGACCACCATAGGACGGCCGTCCGGCGGGCACCTCGGGGATGTCGCTCATCATGCTGCTCTCGCCTCTCGTCGCTGGTCGGCTCTGGCCTGCCTGTGGCACTCGACCGTGCAGTACCGGTGCGGCGTCGGGCCTGAGCTCACCCGCACGATCGGAGCATCGCACCTCTCGCACGTCGGCTGCTGCGGTGTCGCCCCGAGCCGGTCGGCGAGCCACTGCGCCTCCGTCGCGAGGTCCCACGCCGGGTGACCACGGTGCCGGTAGCCGCACTGCTCGCTGCTCGGCTCGCACCTGCCGCTCTCGCAGACAACGTACGACCGGCAGAACAGGCACGGCTCGCCTGCCCTGTGCGCCTGGTGCCTGATGCGGAACCTCAGCGTCCGACCACCACCGGTGGGGTGCTGGTCGGTGCGGCTCTGGCAGACGAAGCACTCGACGTCGAGGGTCTGCCCGTCGGTCATGTTGCCGAGGAGCATGTCGGCGCGGTGCACGAGCTGCTGCGCCTTGTGGCGCACATGCTCCACGAGGACGGCGCCGTGTGTCTCTCCTGCGGCCTCTGCCGCCATCCCGAGGTAGCGGGCGGCGTAGACGATCCACAGGCCAGCGTGGTCGCCCCATGAGGCATCCGGCAGCCGGTCGACGCCGGCGGTCTGCGCGATGTGCTCGGCCATCGCGTCGGCGGTGGCGAGGATCGTGTCCCGCAGGTCGACAGTGTCGAAGTGGTACGGGTCGGGGCTGTCTCCGGGTGCGATGTTGACCCGCTCGTGGCGTTCGGCCCTGGCTGCTGCGTCGGCTGCGGCTTGCTGCTCGGCGTCGAGGGTGGGTGCGCGGTAGGGCCGTGGGGTGCCGTTGTGGACGCTGTCCTCGAGCCAGCAGTACCGCTCGCGGAGGTCGTCGAGGGCGTTGAGGGCGTGCTGCAGGGCGGTCACGTGGGCTCCCCGAGTGCTCGGCGTGTGTCGGTGTGGACCCGCGCGACCATCCGCTCGGCGGCTCGTCGCATGACGAGCGTCGTTCGGACCATGCCCGCGAGGTGCGGCACTCCTGACTGCTGCTGTAATGCTTCGGCGTCGTTGAGGGTGTCGCGCAAAGATGCGACGAGG